CAGGAGATTTGATGCTGGCAGGTTTATACACTTCACCAGTCTTTTTATCAACGAAGGCATGAATAGATTTAGAACCACGAGCATCCATCATAACCTTGAGATACTTACGACCTTCTTCAATGAAGAAGTCATAATCACACTCACCATTTTTCAGTGCTTCAATAGCATTTTGATGATAATCAGCATTCACCTCCAAAAAACCAACCATTAAATCATCATACACAGAGCGTTTGTGAGAAGCAATGCTGTAATCAATGTAGTTCTTCAGCAGTGCATCACACAACATCAGAGTCCACTTGCGGATGTTAAGTTGAATTTGATTCCGTGCGTCTTGGGTGGCAACGAAATCAGCAAACTCGGTGGTCATGTGCTTTGTTTGAACTGAAGTCATTATAGGGGTAGATTAGGGCAGAGTCAGATCTGGATGTGCCAGTTGTTCAACTGGTCTTTTGGTATGCTGTAATGTTATATTGATCTTCTAAAGAATATAGTTGCTCATCATTCAATAGTGCATCAAAAGCATTGTATGAATGTTTCAACAATCTCCATTTTGAGATTGCACAAGATATTCTACAGTTATTTTCAATATTAACGTAATTTATTTTTCTAAATCTTGATGATTCAAAAAACTCTTCATCAATAGAATCTCTATCAGATCTAACATAAATTCCATTCGGTTTTAATGTTCTATAGACTTCATTTACAAACTTATCAAAACCAAGTTCATGATAATAACCAGAAGATTCTACACATGTAATTATGTCTAGATATTCATCTTTTACAGGAATATGAATCGCAGAAGATGTTAAGAATCTAACATTTGGTTTATTAAGGTGACTTTTTGCAAATTTAATGTGATTTGGATTCAAATCAACACCGATTAAATTTTTGAATTGATAATAGTCACTATAAAATGATAATCCACCACCTCTTCCACATCCCATATCCAATATATTTTTATTTTTAGAAGATTGATAATTAATTCCAATAGATTCAAGTAAAACTTTATACATGTAAACTTGATATTTCCAAATTTTATACTTTTCAGTAAGATTAATACCTTTAAAATCTATTGGATAATCATCTTTATCTAATGGACAGTATCCATCGTTCATAAAAATAAACCATTTCTCATCAGTATTCAATGTTCGATTATATTGATCGATGATATCTGATTCATATTGCTTATTTTCTTTCATAAAAACCCGTTTCTTCAGATTTCACATAAAATTCTTCAAGTTCAACGTCATTATATACTCCCCATCCGGTCGCAATATATTTTTCTTTAGTAAAAATTGTATTTCCCCGATGATGATGTGTAAAGTATGCGGGCCAAATTAAACATGTTCCTACTTTCGGTTGAACTCTAAGTTTTTGCCAAAGAAATTCAGTTTCACCTTCTCCCTCCGGAATATCATTTAAGTATATCATCCATGCGATACATCTATCTACAGATTCTATATTATTTGCTTCACAATGCCATGTATGAAATCCACCCTTTATAGGTGTTTTTTGTAGTTTAACCTCTCTAAAAGACACGTCAATATTTTTTGATACCCAATACTTTTCAACATATTTTGAAAAACAATTTTCTACAGAACTTATGAGTAGTTTATAAACAGGATTTTTTTCTTCTAAAAAAAGATGTTTATCATATCTTGTAAAATTTTGACCTACATGATCATCATTTTCACCAAACTTAATACTATCTTTATTATTTTTTAAATCTGATTCAAATTTTAAATCAAAATATCGAGTTATTTTAGAACATGTTTCTTCGGAGATAACACTTTCATATATTCCAATAAAATTTTCATCTTCCATATTAAACTACCCAAGTAAGGCAAGAATATCTAGTACCTTTCGTAACTTTAAGGATTTCATGTGGATACAAGAAGTTTGATGGAAATACAATCGCATCTCCGGCATTAAGTTTAAACTTAAGTTCTCTATTAAAGAAACAAATTTCACCACCATCAAAATCATCATTAAGTGCAAAAATAATACTTAAAGCTCTTGGTGATTCTTTAAAAGAATCTGTGTGTTGAACATAAAATTCTCCCTCATGATATCTAAGAAGTTCATATCCAGTATCTTCTTTAATTTCAGGATTGAAGTCTGGGTAATGATGATGATAATCTTCAATAATCTTTGCTACTGATTCAAAAAATTCATCATCAATACATTTACGTTTTTCTTCATTTTCATTAATAATGTCATGTGATGAAATTGAAATCACAGAACAATTTCTTGCAGAGGGATCATGCCCAGAACCAGTTAAAGTGCTCTCCCAATATGAAGATTCTTCATATTCATCAATTACCATATCACAAAAATCAACGTCAAGTGCGTTTTGCTTGATAAAGATAAATTCTTTTAAATTTCTTTCTGAGAGAGGATTACCAGAAGTTCTTTTAACTTCAGGTGATTTCTCTACTTTATTTGAATCTTTTCTTTTTAGAAATTTTTGATATTTTTTATTAACTACTACAGTATCATCCACCTCTATAAGTTCTGGAGAAGGTGTTACTTCTTCAATATTCGATTTTCTTCCGAATTTACGCAATGTTTGTTCTTTCTGCTCATCGATATCAAATTTTCTTTCATTATTTTGAATCCGATTTGGTTCAAATGTATTATGATTAAGTCTCATAGTTCTATATTCTCCTTTTAGTTTTACCATATTCTCGCATACATCTTTCTCTTTGTCAAAGTATGCATTAGCAAATAATCCTCGACTCCTTACATAATGTAAAAAGAATTGAGTATAATTTTTACCAAGATATTCATCTCTCCAATGAGGTGCAATACAACCCAAGTAAATCATTGCATCTCCAGGATTCAAATTCACACAACGATTTTCATTTTCTGGAGTTTTAATCCAAATTGCCCAAGGTTTATCACCACCAATATGTAAAGTTACTGAAATCTCACATGCTGGTCGATCTGTATGAATTTCTAGATCACTATTTTCTCTATAAATTCTTCCGTATGTATAAGTTGGTAAAACCGTTTCACCAACCAATTCGGAAATTGTACTTGTCTTATTAGCAAGTATTTCTAATGCTGGGAGATAGTTATAAAGTGAAGCAGAATTTGGTGCTTGAGGATCTCCACTGAATTTGTAAACAGAGTCACAAATAAAAAATTCTTTTTCAATTTTTTTTGCTTCTTGTTTTGATATAAACTCAGGAACTACTAAGTAATTATTCTCTAATAAATCAATATTCATAAAAATTAACTGTTTTTGTCAATTACATCTTTAAGTGCTGAGAACCACTGAACAGCTTTGTCTATAGGAAAGTTATTTTCCTCCTTTTCTTCACTAGTTAATGCAGTGTATAGTTTTTCAGGATCAAGTTCTTCCATAAGTGATAGAACATCATCTATTGTATAATCTTTAGAGTTAATATTTTCCTTTTTAGGATAAAGATCATCATACATGTCAGGTGCATGTTCAAATACAGATTCTAACAAACTCATAGCTGAATCTTCTTCAAGAGGTATACTGATCTCATCAATTTCACGGTCTTCTCTACTTAATAAGAAATTTTCTTGAGTTTCAAGTAGTTGTTCTTCTCGTTCTTTTATTTCTGCTTCAAAGTTTTCTTCTCGAATTTTAATAAATCTATCAGAAATTTCTTTTTGCTCTCTTATCTCATTTTCTGCAAGATCTTTCATTCTTTGTATTGAAATATCAGTCTTTTCAATTTCTGCTTGCCTAAGTCTTTCAAAGTCATCTTTATCAAACTTAAGAAGTTCTTGATCTAAAAGATTTGAATAATATTTTTCATCATTTTGAGATCTCAAAATCGACTCTTTTTCATCTAAGTCTTCTTCTTTTTGAGAAAAATACTGTTGATTATATATTTTTTCATTTTCTAGAAAAATTTCTTTTTCTTCTAAAAGTTCTCTTTCTTTTTGAATATTTTCTAAATTAAGATTATGCTCTTCGATAAGTTGATTTTTTTTCTGCTCAAATTCATCTAAAAGAGACGTATAAGTATCCTCAAAGTTTTTAATTTGAGACGACATTCTTTCATTCAATTCTTCACTTAGATTATGAGAAGAAATTTCTCTTTTCTCAATATTTTGCGATTGTTCTAATAAGTCTTTTTTTAATTTTTCTAATTCTAATGCTTCTTTTTGATTTATAATTTTTTCTTTCTCAATATTATCTTCTTGGCGTAAAAGTCTAAGTTCTTTATTTTGTATTTCTAAATCTTGAATTAAATCACTTTTTGAAAGTAAATTAGTTTGTTCTCTTTCAAAGTTATCAAACTCACTAGAGATTTTTTCTTCTTCATCAATAAGTCTTTGCAATTCTTGCTCTTCATTATGATTTAAAAAAGTTCTATAGTATTCTAAATATGGACTAATAATTGATTCATCAGTAAATAACTTATTTTGTAATGGCTCTTGTCCATCAATATTTTCATATTCAATTTCACCTTTACCACTTTTCCAGTGAATTGCATGAATATGTTCATCATCAAATTCCCAGTATGCATCTTGCGGTAAATCAAGACCTTTTCCATCAACAATAATTATTTTATCTTGTGGAATTATTGTTACTATCATTTTTGCTCCTCAGTAGATTCTTGCAGTAAGTCTGGTTGTTTATTATCTATTATATTTTCATTCTCAGAATTTTCTGGTTCAAAATATTCATTGACATTTACTCCTTGAGATTCAAGAACATCAAAATACATATTTGCAGTTGCATCAAGGATTTGTTGATTTGTTTCATGCGATTTTACCATTTCATTTCTGAATGATTCAACAGCAGCACCAGTTGATCTTTGTTGCTGAGAATTTTCAATTAGTAGCATTGGCATCCAACTTACAGCACAATCCCAATGATCTACATCTTCTCCCGTGTTTGGATTCATTCCACGAACATGCATATACCAAGAACATTTTTTTTCAATGCAATTTTTTTTAATAAGTGGACACCATTTTGTATCTTCTTTTGCCATAATTAATTTCTCAGTGATTTATTTATTATACGATGCAATTTAAAATTAATCAAGATCACATATGATAATGTCAATATATTGTACTCTTAATGGTCCAAAATTTCCAGTAATTGAAACTGGAGATGGAGTGAATGGATGATTATGTGCTTGATTACCTCCGGTTGAAGAGGTAGCGGGAGCATTTGTATTACTTCCTCTAATCGTTCCTCCTGGAGATAAGTTTCTT